CCACATCGCCTGTAAAGTTTGTTGAGTAAAGTGCCGCTGTATGTAACGCTGAATTGCCGTTACGTGTCGCTTCCGCAGTAATTGCTTCACTAGTATATTTCCCTGTACTTGCCGCAATCTCAGTAAACGTATTGATACTGTATGTTGCACTTGGTCCTGGAAACGCTTCTGAACTAATCATCATAGTGCCTTTAACACCAAAGTGACTATCAGCATACGTTACCACGTTAGTATTGTCGCTGTCCTTAGTTAAGAACACATTGTAGCTTACGTACTGTTGTTTAACATCTAGCAAGTCATTAGCAGTAATCTCAATTTTAAACTGTCCCTTTTTTGACGGTGTACTTGTTTCTAGGATGGTACCAGTCTTCTCTAGAATTAATACATTGTTTTCGTCGAATGCCATTAGCTTAGGGGTGTAAGTGTTAAGTATGCTTACTGGTTTTTGATCTGAATTTTTTATCTCGAAAGATATCGTATTGTCTATCCCTCGATATAGTTGTATGGTTCTCTGGTACACTGGTCTATACTCCGTTATGTTATTAGCCAAATCCGCAATGAGGCCAACTTGGTTACTTGCTAAATATCTGTATGTTAATTGCGACATATACATATTTATTTAAAAAGAGAATCAATGCTACTTAAAGATATCGAAACAAAATTCCCATTCCTTAGTATCGTACAATATGGCGGTAATGAATACGTGGGCATTATAAATAATCAAGATAATTATGTCACAAGCATGTATGTTTATACTGATCTATCAACTGATGAGTCTAGACAAGCATTTCTAGATCTAGGCGAAGCGTGGTGGTTTGAAAGCAATCGAACTATTCCGATCAGTATCTTTCTACCGAAAGAGTTCCCAGCATTTAGGCATTGTCTAATGACAATGAATACTAAGGATGTTAAAGTAACTGTAGGTCCTGTTGTTAACCTAGGTAATTTAGCAGTTAAAAGAGTCAAGCGTAAGAGCGTACAACTAGTACGCAAACCCAAGTAAACTATTTGTACCTTTTGGGGCTTAATTTAGCTCTATAGTGTTGTGCTTTAAACATGGCGTTGTGAATGAACTGCGTAACTTTGTTATGCATACTTCTGTGGTCGCCAACTTTAATATCCATTTGAAAGTCTTCACGTTTGAACGGAATGATCTGTACAATAGGCATACCAATTGGTAATAGCACTTCCTCATCGATAGGAGCAGTAAACCAAGTATTAACGTGTAGCTCATGATAGATATCTGTATCAATAACACCATTCAACACTTCTAAGTTACCATGTTTGTTGTAGTGTGGCGCACACACATAACAACTATACCCTGGAGGAGTTTTTACGCTCCATGGATTAATTAGTTTAAATGTTCCTTCAAATGTATCAGGTGGAAAAGGATAAGCGTCCATCTGTTCATGTGGATGTGTTGCCGCACCAAACATATTGCTTTGAGGTCCTGCAGGCATACGCCATACAATACCTTGCGGACAATGTTCATTTTTCTCAACACGTTTAACTTTGTAGTCACTCCACAATGGAATAACATATCCCATGTTTAATACATCAAGTACTGCTGGACAACTCTTAACTGTTTGATATCCATCTTGGTGACTACCATCAGGCGCCATGCCGTTCTTTTCAGAACCTAGTTCCATGTTCTTTGCACCACTTTGTTTCTTAAACCATTCAGGCCAAAATTTAGTTGCTGGTACAGGAGGCATTGCTTCTTTTAGTTCTTCCCAATTGGTGAAGAAAGTTACATCAATAGTCATCGTTATCCTTTTTTAATTGTTCGCACAATAAGTTCATGTGAACAACAATAGCATGTGCGTATGCTACTGCGTGGGCTTTCTTAAAGTAGTAAGCACCGTCAGTCGGTTTTATCCAAACTTGTTCGTGTATTTCTTTCCAAGTCTTGTTTGCTAGATGTCTCTTTGCTGGTCGTATTATCGCTACTGTCGCCGCTAACTCTAATACCGAGCTGGGCTTCAAGACTTTTAATAGTTCGCTGTGCCCGTTTAGATGAAAGACTTTTTCGCTGAAGTCTTCGTGTTCCAGAAGTTGCCATAAGGGTTCCTTTTCCATTAGTGCGTTTAGGTGTGCTTCATTCTCTACCTCAGTGTAAATAGAAACATTGAGGAAGTCTAGTTTAAAGTATCCTCGGTCCTCTGCTGTGTCATGATCTATTGTACTCAATAAATCAATAGGGTTATGTGGAATCTCTGTTGCGTAGATTCCCGTATTATGTTTTTTACCTGTGCCTAACTTTGCAACTCGATGCTTTAGCTTCTCAAGTATCTTTGTTCTATCTGCAAAGTCAATGTCAATATCTGGCATTACAGTCCTGCCTTCTTTACTATTTCTTTTACTAATTCTATATCCGAGCCACTACGTTTGAATCGTGTACTCCAATGGCCCGGGTCCATTATCGCATACACAATCTGTAGTTGCTCGTCATTAAACTTGCTCATCATTTCTTTACCTGACTTGCAGTTTAATATTAACCACGGGCTTACTTTACCGTCAACTATATCTTGACATACTCTGTTAAGACTTGCATAGTTAAAGTAGTCTTGCCACCTAGCTTCTTTCTCATCTCCCCATTCCATCATATTCTTTACACTACGTTCAAGAGCAGTTTCAACACCTTCCTTACGAATAAGGTCAAGTGCATACTTCTCATATAATTCTTCTCTACACCAATGGTCTAGTTTAACTCCGCTTGTAACTACATAGTCAATATACTTCTCTGGGTACAAAGGTCTTACATTACTAACAAAGCTACCAAACTTAACAAATGCATTGTAGTAAGGACTATTACAAAACTGTTCATAAGTTTTAACACCATCAAAGCGTTGACATAGTTTATAAAATCTGTTAAACGTTAAGTATCCTAATTGTACACGCTTTTCATCTTTTTGTAAAGCTCTACGTTTCTTTTCGCACATATGTACCATAAGAGTTTTTTCTCTTGTGTACGAAACATTACAGTATGGACATACAAATCCTTCTTTAGACTTTGACATCTTTTTTATCCATCCCGTGTTGTTCGGCGAGTTCTTTAAGTTCTTTTGTTGTAGATATTCTAGCAAGTAATTCTACCTCATCTAATTTCATTTCAGGAAACATGTCTTTAAGAAACTTGACTGCCTTGTTATCAGAGCCTTTTTGTTTCATACCTAACCATTGATGGTGTCTGCTTTTACGTGTTGCGTTATGTGTTGCACACAACAGTTGCCATTGTAGTTGCGGATGTCTTGTTCCTAGCACATTCCAATTCTTATTGTAATATTCATTTGTGGCAATAACTGCCCATTCCTTTGCGTCTTGCGATCCGCCTACACTACTTGCATAACGGTTAAGCAACCAAAAGTTTAATTCTTTACGTTCATCTTCCGACCATTCTTTATACGCACCTTTGGCATCCATATCCAAGGCCATAAAGATCTCATTCAGCGGTAGTTTTCTTTTATGTTTCATTACGTATAGTATACCATATTACGAGTGCTTTGTCAAGTTGTTTTTTGAGCGTATAGTTTGTTTTGGCACAATCAACCATTTCTAAATATTCTTCAAAGTCTAATCGACCTTCAAGTTTTTTAATTGCGTCTGCGTCACCACCAATTACCCAACGAGGTATTTTATTGTGTGGAGGGTCACGATAACGAGCGAACACAATACCATCGGCTCGCTCGTATATCAGTGGCTCGTTTGGAAGTAAACTTCCCACGATTTATTTTTTCTTTGCTGGCTTTTTAGTCGCTGGCTTTTTAGCTTTAGCCGGAGCCTTCTTTTTTGTTGTTGCTGGTTTTGCTTTTGGAGCCTTCTTAGTCTTAGGCTTTACTGTACCTTTTCCACCAACTGTTTTTTTAACTGCTTTTTCGGCTTTTTGTTCTGCCGCTATAATCTCACCAACCTCACTAGGGCTAGGCATAATTGATCTAGTTATTTTATTTGTTGTCTTTTTAATCGAGTCCCACATTCCCATTTCTTATCTCCTTAATTATAATAGACCGAACCTCAGCCCGGTCTATTATTTATTTGTGTTTTTAGCCTTGTTCTGTATCGGCTAGTCTTGTTTTCAAGTATCTTAGTAATACTCCGTATGCTGGTAGGAATACAATTAAACCTACTGCAATTTTAATTACGACTTGTGAACCGGCAATCTCTACCCAGTTCGCCGCCATATATTCGTCTGCACTATTGTTGAACGCTACTGCAAAGAATGTATATGTGTCGATGATGTTTGCAACGACTGTTGATAGTGCTGGAGCAATCCACCACTGTTTTGACCATTGCTCTCTAAAGTATTGGAACACGTACACGTCTAAGAATGTACCTACGGCATATGCAGTTGCACTTGCAAAACCAATACGCATTGCTACGCTTTCTGGTGCACCTTCTGCTAATACTACGCAGATTGATCCAATAATTGCAAATGGATATGCCGCCGCAATAGTTGCTCTTGCAATTCCTTTGCCTAGCATTCTAACAGTCAAGTCAGTTGCTAATACCACAAGCGGGAATGTAAATGCCGCCCATGTTAGTTTAATGCCTGCGATCTCTACTGGAATAGAAACCAAAGCATTTGAAATTGTAATGACAACAACATGCAATAATGCAAGTTTCATCATCATCATCTTATCAATGTTTTTGAACATAATTATTTCCTTTTTCTTTGTTCTGTTACGCTCGAGCCGCTTGTTCGACGAACAATATCGTCATGATTAAATTCTGCCCAGTACAATTCAAAAGCGACTCCATCTTCTAAACCTTCGAACTGGTGAATCTTGCCAGGCTTAACTTGCGTAAAGTCTCCAGCTTCAAGAATAGTTTCATCAACTAGTCCTTGATCATCTTGCCAAACACGGACAATCATTTTGCCCGATTCAACAAAGAATCCGTTCCATTTGTATTCGTGTGCATGTTCACTGCATTTGAATCCTGCTTTATATTCAATGCGATGAAACTCTAGCACACCGTTTGCGTGGATCAATTCTGTTTGACCCCAAATTTTTCCTGCTTTCATAATCATCTCCTAATCAACGAACTTAAATAATTTCTCTTGTACGTGTCCGTCTATATTAACGTAACGTCTAATAGTATTTGGATTGTCGCGAGGTTCAACTCCGTGTAAACTATCTACTGTGTTTAAAAACATAACCATAGTGTTTGCTTTATACGGAACACGTTCTACAACTTCAATATCTTCTGCAACTGCTTCACGTCCTGTTACTCTGCGCCATTGCTTACCTGCTGTGTTTCTATAAACATTCAGACCACCATCAGTACCTGTGTCCTCTGGCTTCTTCATATAAAATAAACCTGCAAACAATTCTTTTGATTGATCAACATGCGGAGTTCTAATTTGTATATTGTCTATTGCATTTAATACAAACTGCATCTCCATTCTAATTGATCCGCTCTTAGGAGCTCTACGTGGAGCAACATCACTACGCATATACTTGGTATATAACCCTTCTGGACAAAACGATCCTGGTGGGTAATGTTGTTCAAGTCCTGTGCGAAATGCTCTTATTACTTCGTTTTTAAATTCTCTACTAGTTGCGTATGCGGCAAACTCTTGCCATGCTTGACTTACTGTTGCGTAAGTATCAAAGTCATGATCAATGTAACGTGCAGTACCAAAGCCATGTGTTTCGCCTTTGGTCATGTACTGTTCTGGGTATTCTGCTTCTAGCTTATTATACAAGTCCCATGGTAGGACTTCGTCAATAACTATGTATGGAAACGGGCTCAACCTTAAGTCTTCTGGTTTAAAGTTTTGGAGGACACTATACTGGTTCATTTATAACGGTTCGCAATCTCATCGCTTGAAATATTATCACCTGCATATAAATGTTGTTGTGGCATTTCAAATTCAGCATCAGTCTTACGCTTCATAATAGCAACAACCATAGGATCTCTTTCCCACTTGTCTAATCCAAACTTGCCTCTGTAACCTTTGTCACGTGATAACTTCTGTCCTAGCTTTTCAATGTGAGCACCATCACTAGTGCCAATCCATACACCATGCATCTCATAATCGTTTTGATGTGCTAGACAGAAAAATAAGTTAGGATGAAAGCTATAAAAGCCGTGATCAACCCAACGATAAAAAGGAAGTACATGGATCATATATCCACCTACTTTAGTCATGTCGTGTATGTTTTTAAATACTGTGTACTGATTGAATACGTGTTCACCTGTACCGTTGTTAGTTACTAGATCAAACTGATCAGTAAAGTTATATGCTTGTTTGCAATCTAAATTAAGATCCATTGCAATAGCATCTTTCTCTGTGTTAACATCGATAGCAAGATACCTTCCAAAGCCTAAGGCTTGAAAGTATTCTTTAGTAGTGTTAGCATGTGTATGAATACCACGTGCATTAAAAATTTTAGCACGTGATTTGTTATTCTTTAAACGCTGGTTGCCCATCTCACATACAGTAGGAGTCTTGTTTGCTTTGATATCATCGTATACTGAATCAATAGCTTCTGTAATTAAATTAGTAAAGCTCATACTATTTCTCCAAGACTACAATATACTTGTTGTTCTCGTGTACACCGCCACGCTTATCTGTTCTTGTTTTTTCAAAGAACTCATGATGTACAATCTTTACACCTGGCATACATCTTTCAATCTTCTCTTTCCACCAACCTGGATTTTCTACAATCAAATGTGCATTACGTCCGTCTGGTAAAAACTTTTTAGCTGGGCTAGTAGCAATAATAAGGAATGCATTTTTTTGAAACAGTTCGTGAATATCTCGTAACACATCTTCTAAAAAGAAAGGTTCAATGTGTTCTAGTACGTCTGTGCTAATAAGCATATCAGCAGGCTTTTTGTTATCAGGAATATTAAAGTCTGGCATTCCTGGATCCCAACCAATTGAACTAATTTCTGGATAAGCTTCTTTGAGTGCTAATACAACTCCGCCTTTACCACAACCGTAATCTAAAATAGACTCTGGTTTAAATTGTTTGATCCATTTTTCGATTGCTTTTAATCCTTTAGCGTCACCGAAAGATGCCTTCTCGTCATGTAACTGTGCTAACTGACGAGCGTATTCTTCACTAATTGTTTTCATCTAATTTCCTTTGCTTACCAACATTGCGTATCGATTTCATGTAACTCCCTACGGAGGAGATATTAACTGTATTTAAATTCTGCATAGTTTGGGCGTCTGTTAAGTGGACGTTAAGTTTTATAGGCTTATCACTCATTGGTACTAGTTGTAACCAAGGTTCGCCAACTTCAATTTTAAGCTCACTACCATGCGGAACCATAATGTTATTTAATATACTATGTTGATGTTTATACTCTGTGATGCCTGGTACACCCCAGTATGCTAGTGGATTCTTTGTGTGCCAATCAGGTTTAATCCAAACCCATTTTACACCTGTAGTTTCTTTCATGAACCATGGTGAGCCTAATTTGATGTGTGCAAGTCCAGGCTTGTGAAAATCAAAGTCACGTTCATCATGTGGCAATGCAGGGATAAAGTCAGGAAAGACTCTTACTTCTTTCTGTCCGTCAATACCCACACGCATATGTAGTTCACACCAACTAGGGAAAATAATTCCTGCCTTTAATATATCATTAATAGCAGGACATTGTTTCATTGAACTTATTGGCAAGTCATCGTAGAACTCTTGGTGTGTAGGTCTACTTGCTGGTAAACTTTTCCACCATTCGGGTATATACTTCTTTGCCAACTGAGGCTTACATTGATCGTAAGCGTATTGTTGGTTTGTATATACGTCGACTGTTATACTGTTAGATAAGAATCCCATAATCAATAACTTCACTTTGTCTACTAATGTCTTTTACAAACCACGCACATTGCGGGTTGTCACCATCAGTTAAAGGTACGCCTAATAGTTGTCCGTTTTTCATTTTAGGGAAATACCATTTTACGTCATTGTAAAAATTAGTAATCTTTACTTCACCCCAATTCATCATAGTACTAGTTAACGGATTAAACAAGAAAGCTTCAAAGCCTCTATCGTTTAAACTTGTTAATGGTAATACTTCAATGTCACCAGCACCACCGCTATCACCTACTGCTAAATGCCAATCAATAGGCATAGTAATTTCACGCCCACCTATTTCCATTACCATTGCTGGCGAGTTAAATGATTCTAAAAAAATCAAAGGAATATAAAAGAAGTCAGGCTCTTTTGGATTACTGTTATCCAATACTGAAAATCTAATGTCATCTGTTAATTCATCCGGAAGGTGTTCGAGCTTGTAACATTTATTGTCTAATGTTAATATCCTCATTTATAGTCCTCTGTTTTCATATTAATTCCAATCCACTTTCTCAATCGTAAATGGATACTGTGCTTCTTTGTAAAATTTCTTTCTTGATGTTAAATGCCTTTTAGCATACTTACATGTGCTAGTTATATCCCAAATTTGCACAAAGTCTTTGTCTTCTGCTTTTCTTACACCTCTGCCTATAGATTGTATAACCCTAACGAATGACTTTCCAGGTTCAATAAGAACAAGGTTAAAAATCCTAGGAATATTAATACCCACTGCGGCAACCCCATACGTTGCAATAATAACTTTGTTAGTTGCTTCTTTAACTTCATCATATTGTTCTTTCCTGTCTTTTAGTTTTACATCGCCTTTAATAAACACACTATCTGGAATTGCTTCCAATAGCATTTCGCCTGCACTAATTCTGTCAACTAGTATTAATGTATTGCCTGAGTCTTTTACGTTGTTTAATAATTTGCCTATATATTTTATTCTTTCTGCATCTGTTACTAGAAACTTTAACTCTTCTGGATAACCTGCAAAACTTTTAATGTCAATCATTTGTACAATATTAACATGACAGTTAGCTAGTACGCCTTTGTCTTGTAATTCTTTTGCACTAATGTTACCAATGACTGGACCTATACTTGCTAAGATACTTTGAAACTCAAACTGTTCTTTAGGTACTGTTCCAGTTAAGCCCCAACGTATAGGTGCATGTTTTAAATTTTGTGTAAGTAATTTTTTAAGAACTTCTGCTTTTGCTTGGTGTACTTCGTCAATAATAATTGTTTGTACGCCATCTAAAAACTCTGCAAGTGTTAGTACATCGTCATAGTTTTTACTTTTCTTATCTAGTATGTTTAGACTTTGCCAAGTACAAATAGTATGTGTCTTGCCTAATTCTTTTCTATCACCAAAGTAAACACCTACGTCTAATCCGCAGTTAACATAATCTTCTTCTGTTTGTGTAACAAGTGATTTGTTAGGAACAATAACTAACGTCCGACCAAGTTTTTCCATTAGGTGTGATAGTGTTGCAGTAATAATAGTTTTACCTGCACCAGTAGCAACTTCTTGTAATGCTTGTGGATTGTTTAAGAAACTATTAACAGTTTCAACTTGATAGTCACGTAGTACAATAGGTTGACCTTCTAGTTGATGTCCTTCTGGCCATACTGCACCTTGGTCTTTCCAATAGTCTTGTGTGATTGCACTAAAAGATAAGTCATGCTTTTCTCTGTTGTCTACAATCTCAGATATCTCAACACCTTGCTCTACAAGACTGTTAACAATAGTATCTAAATGATTAACATATCCTGTACCACCTATACCAAAGAACGCAACGTTTCCGTCCCAGCGTCCTAATTTATATTGAGGCAAGTAACGTGCATATGGAACTTGAAACTTTAACTTGTTAGCAATCTTTCTACGATTCTCAACAGGCAAGTTTTCAACTTTTACATTTACTTCATCTTGTATTACTATTCTACAACTTGTCATATATTCTCTACTTTAACTTGCCATCTACTGTTTGGACTTGACACTATTGATCCTGCATCATAGGACATAGCTAAGTCAATTCCGTTTATGTATTCATTAATATAGTTCATTGGTTGCCTTGTTAAACATAACGATGCTATTGGCATCCAATCACTTTTAAACAACGGCTTAGGAACTTTATTATTACTAATATACACTACTTTAGTGTTTTTGTCAACATAATTATTTAATCCCTTATCATGGACGAATTGGTTAAATTCCTTTGCATGTTCTAGTTCTTTGTTGTCCAATCTAAACATAACACTCATTTCGTTAGCAGGAATAAAGTTTAAAAACTTATTATGGTATTCAATTATCTTATCCATGCATGTATGTGTATCAAGAATAACTAACAATGGAAATCTATCTAACTCAATTAATGCTGTTGTTAAATTATCAATAGTCCAATCTGTATCTTTAATGTTTAGTTGTGTGTGACTTCTGTTAGCAATCTTAGTTGTTAGTGTGCTACAGTTGTTAAGTCTAAAACTTTCAGTTACATGTATGTCATTAAAATATTCAAGACCATACATGCCTTTTCTATCAAAATATTTGTAGAGGTTGCTATCACTTGGTTCTCCTAAATCTTGTACACATTCTTTAATGCCGTGGTCAACATAGTTAATAAATTTATAATCTTTAACGCCTGGCAAGTACTCATAGCTGTGAGCATTCATATGTGCTAGTTGGTCGTACACTTCTTGTACTTGATCTTCAATATCAAATTTGCTTTGAAACTTCTTTGCAATGTTTACTACTTTCCAAATATACTTTTCAGTTAACGGAAAGAAGTGCTTATGCTTTTCGTAGAAGTAGTCTTTGTCATTACCGTTCTTTAATTCTTCTAATCTAGTAATAACTTTTTTGTTAAATGGGAATCTAATAACAAGCATATTCTCTTCTACACCCTTGTAACCAATACGTTGTATCTTAACCCAATGTGAACTATCTAAGTTCCTTAACGGAGTTCTTAACTTATCTAAATGGTTCTTAAGTTCAATGTTATGCTTTGTAAACTGTGGTGTGTAGTACTCTACTAATAGCTTTTTAACAAGCTCGTGTTGCTTAGGAGTGAGTGCAGTACCTCTAAAACATTGTTTAGCAATACTGAACATAATCTTATGGTTGTCTTCATGCAACGTAAATGAGTGCAAGTCTGCTAACTCTTTGTTACGACTAAACTTAAAGTTACTAATACCAGCAACTAGTTCTAGGCAGTCTTCAACGGTAAGGTCATTAATGTCGATTGGTTCTTTTCTAAGCATGTATGTATTATACTAGATTATAGTTCAGATGTCAAGCGTTTTAATGGTAAACCTTGAGCTATTTCATCCAAAGTCCATTCTGTGTATGCGTAATCATTCATCCATAGTCGCCTGTCTGGTTGTAAGGGTGCTTCTATATCGTGGAAGAAGTCTATGTCATTACCAACGTCATACGCTAACGAGCTGGTACCTACAAACGCTGGAACACCTGCTAGTACGCTGTGTATACCAGGATTACTACTGTAGCTTACAGTAGCCCATACGTTAGTAAAATCCATATCAAAGTCATCGTAAGTATTATCGATATGTTTAGGCTCTTGTCTATACACATGTCTAAGTCCACGTTCAATGTGTTCTAGTCTACAGCGTGGGTGGGGTCTAAATACTATAGGGCGGTCTGTGTGTTTGCGTATTTCATCATGAGTATCTAAAAACCAATTACTCATACGTGGCATACCTTGCCATTGTAAACTTTTATCATGTTGTCCACATATAAGAATATGTTGGCCATCGTTAGTCCAACGTTTTGCTTCAAGTCCTAGTAAGTCTGCTCTAGTACTGTCGTTGCCTTTAGCACCAAAGTTAGCATCGCTGTTAATACCATTGATGCCTACTTTCCATGTAGTGCCTCTTTTAATTCCGCCTACTTCTAATACTATTACAGGTTTGTTTATTGCTCGGAAGTGTTCCCAGACTTTTTGGTTTCCAGCCATTCTGCCAAACCAAAGGACGCTCCAAATAACAGCAACATCGCTATCCCACTCATTAAAAGTAACGGTATGGCCAGCGCCAGACAAACTACTTGCAAAAGCGTCAAAAACTGGTTTACTATTTTGTGCACCATAATCTGTAAATAAACTAAACTTCATTCCAATATGACTCGCTCCTTGGCTGTAGTAAGTCTCTCTTTCGACTCCTACCTTCTTGCTTTCTTACACCTTTAAGATGATCAAAGAATGCGCCAAGTTCGCAATTAATTAACGGATGACCTTCTCCGTTTACAAGATGTCCGCTGAAGTCTTTAATATTTTTATGTTCTATTC